GCTACATGATTGCGTCGGAGTCATTCTCAATCATCCCCGTGTTTGAGTTTATCGGCGTGCATATCAACGGCTGGATGACGTCGGAGTTTGCGCCTACGTCGTCGTTTTATGGGGCTGTTTACACGCTGGTAACACAAGGCAATTTTGGCGCGATCACTTGGCACGTTACAGGGCCGGCGACTGTGGCCAGTGATGGAACGGTAACAATTACCGGCCCCGGAGCGGTTGCTATCACGGGAACGGATGCCCGGAACCGTTCGATAAGTCATTCAATAAACCCTATTCGTTACTTCATTCCCACGCCTGCTGATATTCAGCTTAGCCAGTCTGAGATGCCCGCATTTATTGAAAAGCAGGGCGGCAGGATGTGCCTGGTTGAGGATTTAATTCGTTGGCCGCAAGCAGGGGAGATAAAAGTACGCGAAATGGGGCATCTGTGGGGGGAGTGGGGAAACATGACGGCCTACGGCTGGCGAAAGTTTTGGATGGGTTCAACATCAGAGGAAGCTCGCTGGGTTACTGCTTCCCCGGGGAGTCCCTCAAATTTCAGCCGGTTTGTGCGGTTAACCTCTGCGACAACCGGCAGCGTTTCGCCGTGGGACCCTAACGATTATTCGACGGCTGCAGTGATTGAAGTGGAGAAAAAATAATGGCCTCAGGATTAATTTTAACCGCTGTCGGAGCGGAGGCGATAGAGGCGGCATATCAGGCCGGCGAGGTGGTCACTATCCCGATCGTCGCGTTCGGTGATGGCGGCGGGGCTTCTGTGACCCCTGACCCTGCTGTAACCAAACTGGTTAATAAATTTGGGGATGTGCCTTTTACGCAGGGTGAGTCGGGTAGCGGCATGATTGCCGGCCAGGCGGTGATTAACGCTCGTAAGCACCCGGGTAAAGTGGTTCGGGAGTTTGGGCTGATGAGTAGCGCCGGCGTTCTGATTGCCTATGGCGCCTATCCCGACACCTACTTACCGGAACAAAACGACTCGATCGTAAAAGAGCTGGTGGTGAACTTTGCTATGCCACTGGTACACGCTGAAAGCGTGGTGCTCGAGATTGACCCTAATATTTCGGTGCTGACGATTGAAGAAGCAGACGCCCGTTATCTATTCAGGAAGGGCGACACGGCGACGGGTGATCTAGGCGCCCCAATGTTCCAGGCAAACGGCATGAATGGCACTCCGGCCGGCGCCGGCATGTACAAGGAGCAATTAGACAACCGCGCCCCATTTTATTCGCCCGATTATCATTGGCCCGTGACACCTGGAAGCACTTATATCCCCTTGGTTAAAGGGCGAGGGACTCGAAAAGGTAAAGGGTGGCCGACGGCCGTTAGCTTTGGCTACCTTATGCCGGGTACAGATATGCATGCGCATCCTGTCATTCATGCTATCGGTGATAGCGGGATGGAGTGTATTTGGGAGTTTGATACACAGAGCGGGGGGCTGAGAAGTAAAGCAGGTACGTTCGCGATAGAGGAGCTGCAGCCGATCGTTCCGCTGCCTTTTTCTGGTGATACCCCACCGATAGATCATACCTTCATGGTTGGGCAGGCTTTCGATAAAAACGCCTATCCGCGCACGGCGCAGGCCTTTCCATCTGGGGTTTTTCCAGATATGCGAGGCCTAACAATTATGGGGAAACCTGACGATCGCGCCGTATTGTCCTGGGCTGAGGGGCAGGTTAAGAGCCACGGCCACAGCGGGGAGGTCTATGCTGCTGATTTAGGGTCGCGAGAAACGAATGAAACCGGTGGTTATAGTCCTCGCCTGCGGTCCTATCCGTCCAATACTGCGTTGGATGGCGGCACGAGCAACAGGCATTCAGTTGATCAGTCAAAAGAGTTTACGGACTACGGGCTAATTGAAGGGGTTCCGCCTCATAAACACTCTCTTTGGCTTGGTCCGCACGGCCACGGCCTGCGCATCGATGCATTCGGGGCTGCAAAAAATACCGTCGATAACATCGCTTTTAACTACATCGTGAGGCTTGCATGACTGATAGTTTTGAATTTTCTGATAGCCCGCGTTGGGTATGGGTATACCGTTTTGATGATGCCGGCATTTTTACCGGGTCGCTCAACTTTTACGTTGCACCGCATACCGGCTTACCGGCTAATTGCACGCCTGTGAAGTGCAACCCGAAAGCTGGCCAGGCGGGAATATGGAACGGGGAAGCCTGGAAGTATGTGGCCGACGTGCGCGGCGCTACATATTGGGATGAACAGGGCCGGCCGTTTGTGATGATGGAGCTGGCTGCATTTCCTGAATGGGCAGTAACCGAAGCGCCGCCGGCGCCTGAATCTGGCCACGTTGTGTTGTATACCTCCGGCGCCTGGCAGCAAGTTGAAGACCGTTCAGGGCAGACGTATTACACCGCCGACGGGAGGCCCCAGGTGGTTCCCAATGCCTATTTTATCCTCCCTCCCGATTGCACCTTTACCGCGCCGGCGTCGCAATGGGACCGCTGGGACGGTGAGCAATGGGTAACGGATACGGATGCTATGAAGCGGGCCGCCGTAGAACAAGCGACGGTAACGAGGCTGCAGCTGCGGCAGCAGGCAGATCGGCAAATCGAATTGCTAAACGATGCAGCAGAAACGGGAATTGCTGCCGCCGGCGATGAGCAGCGCCTGGCTGCGTGGAAGAAATACCGCGTGATGTTGAGCCGTATCAGCCTCGACAAGGCCCCAGATGTTCCCTGGCCACCATTGCCAGCTGAATAACCCCCTCCCTTGACCGCCGCCGGCGGTTTTTTTATGCCTGGAGATAACAATGGCAGAATTACATGGTGTTGAAACGATAGAGCTGAATAGCGGATCTGTTGCTGTGACGACGATTCAGACCGCGATTATCGGCCTGGTGGGAACGGCGCCGAACGCGTCGAAAGGCTCGCCGGCCAGTGTGACGAGCGGGACGCCGCTACTGGATAACGAGCTGGTATTCAAAGCGGTAGACCCTGGCCGCCAGGGTAATCAGTACAGTGTTAAGGCCGTCGCCGGCGCCGCTGGCGTGAAAACCTCGGCCAGCTATGCGGCCGGCGTGCTGTCGATCATCTTGGCTGCAGATGATAAAGGCGTAGTGACTGCGACGACTGCCGAAGTGGTTACAGCGGTGAATGCCGTAGCCGATAGCAAAATTAAGGCCGAAGAAACGACGGCGGCGGGGATTGTGGCGCCATTCACGGCCCTGTTAACTGGCGGGACCGATGAGCCGTTTCCTGTCAATACGCCCGTGGCCGTCATTGGTGGCACTCAACTAAGCGCCCTCGGCGCCGGCGGGACGCTGGGCGAAGCGATCACGGATATCACCGATCAAACGAACGCGCTGATCATTGTCGTTCGGGCTGCTGACAAGGAAGAAGGGAAGTCCGCAGCCGTGCTGAGCACTGAGAAGGGGGAAGGCTTAACGACAGAGGGCGGCGCCAAACTTCTTACAGAGCAAAAATTTGATGTTGACGTGAATACCCGGGCCAGCTTGATCGCCGCAATGGGCGCCTGGTCGCAAAGTGAATCAATCACCGGCTACCGTCCGCGGATCTTGATTGCCCCGGGGTTTAGTGAAGATGACGCGATCGGGAAGGCGCTTGAGACGGCCGCAAACAAATTGCGCGCGGTGGCTTATGTTGATTGTGAGTCGATGGCCACGCCGCAAGAAGTTGTGACCCGCCGCCAGATGTACGGCGCCCGGGTTGAGCTGTTACGCCCTCGCATCTCGAAAGTGAAGGCCAACGGTGAGATCGCATTTCGCCCTTACTCCGCCTGTGCGGCCGGCCTGCGCGCCAAAATCGACCTGGAAAAGGGCTGGTGGTGGAGTAAGTCGAATCAGCCGATCGCCAATATTCTCGGCGTTGAACAGGTTGACGAGTTTATTCTCGGCGATCGCAACTGCCAGGCCAACCTCCTGAATATGGAAAACGTCACAACCATTATCCGCCGTGATGGTTTTCGCCATTGGGGGAACCGCCTTTGCATCAAGGATCCGCAATGGCAATTTGAGTCTGTGCGCCGAACGGCTGACGTCATCGAGGACAGCATTCAGGAGACGGTATTGCTGTACGTCGACCGCCCGCTGGACCTTGAGAACATCGATGACATCCTGGGCACGATTAACTCCTATATGCGCACACTGACCAAACTCAAGGCCATTTTTGGCGGGCGCGCCTGGCTGGATGAGGAGTTGAACACAGCCGAAACCCTGGCCGCCGGCGAAGTCTATATCGATTACGATTTTGGGCCGAAGTCGCCGACCGAGCGGATCACTATGCGGGTTCGCATTAACAACAAATATGCTGTAGAGGAGCTGGGGACTGTATGAGCCAACAAGCAACGTTAAGGGCCTGGACGTTTTTCGCCGGCGGTTTCCGTATTCAGGGCGCGCATGAGTATACGCCGCCGGAACTGTCGATCGTGAAAACGGACCTGCGCACCGGCGCGCAGGACGCACCGACGCCGATGGATGACGGCATGGAGGCGCTCACCTGCCAGATCAAGTTTTACGGCATCGATGCGGATATGTTGTCCCGCTTTGGTTTTGTGACGGGCAACCGTAACCGCTTTGCGGCTTACGAGGGCTATCTCAGTAACGGCGGCGCGCTGGGGTCGATTGACGAGATTGAGGGCTTTGTCTCGAAGATCACCCCTGACGCCCGCGACAATCAAACGCTGTCTGAGAAGGCGACAACGGTCGAAATCGCGATCAACTACTACAAGCAGACCCTTGAAGGCCGCGAGCTGTTCGAAATCGACACAGAGCGCTTTATTCGCCGCGTGAACGGCGTGGATCAGCTGCGCGGTATCGCCGGCAAAATCCGCCTTTAAACCTTTCCTTATCGCTGACAAGCGGCCTCCGGGCCGCTTTTTTATTGGAGTTTTTTATGAGCTATCCAGCCAATACGAAAGAGATCAAGTTTTACTCCCCGCTGACCCTCGAAAACGGCAGCCAGTTAACCAGTGTGCTCATGCGGGAGCCTCTGGTGCGTGACCGTATTGAGTTCTCCCGGATGAAAGGGAACGACCTGGAGAATGAAGTGGCCATGATCGCCAACCTCTGCAATATGAACGTTGCTGACGTTGAGCGCCTGACCTCGGCGGACTTCTCCCAGCTTGAGGACATGTTTAACGATTTTTTGCTACCGCCCGAAAAGCGGGAGAAATCGACATCCAGCGAGGGCTAAGGCTCCTGGGGCGCCGGCTGCATTACACGCTGGGCGACTGGCTGAACATGCCATTCAGCGTGTTTAGCGATTTTCTGGTGCTTGAAGTGGAGATAATCAATCGTGGCCGGACTTAGCCAGAAATTAAAGGCCGTTATCAGTTTCGGCGGCAATATCGACTCCTCCTGGGGCCGTTCTACGGACGGCCTGAAAAAGGGACTGAGTTCTGTAGAAAAACAGTCTGAAAAGCTGGGCAAGCAGCAGAAGGCGCTTGCGCTGGAAATGAAGAAGGCGAAGTTAGCCGGCAAAGATATTTCCGGGTTGAAACGCGACTATGCCGGCGTGACGCGCGAGATAAAAAAAGCTGACGCCGCTCAGGACGCCTTTAACCGCGATTTGCAGCGCGCAGAACGCCTGCGCCGATTCGGCGCTGGCGCAAAAACGGCAGTAGGCCGCACGCTGAAAGCGGGGATCGGGATGACGCTCGGCGGCGGCGCACTGGCTGCAGCTGCCGGCGCGATCCTTTCCCCTGTGAATATGAATGCCCGGACCGCTGAAGCCGTCGGCAAAGCGAAAACCTATGGCGTGGGCATCGAGACGTATAACGCCTGGGACAGTTTCGGGAAACAGATGGGGCTGAACGGGGAAAACTTCGGGGACCTCCTCGAGGAGCTGAAGAACAAAGCCGGCGAATATAAGGCGACGGGGGAGCAATCCTCACTCGATGATGCATTCAAAATGCTGAAGTTTGGCGCCGGCGACTTTGCCGGCCTAACCAATGAGCAGCAGTTTGAGAAGATCATGGAGCGCGCGCTAACCCATAAAGACGAGCAGGAAGCGGCGTCCGCTGTTGATATGTTGATGGGCGGCGAGGCGAACAAAATCCTGACGTACATGCGCCTGACCGGCAAGAGTTACAAAGAGCTGATGGATCAGCAGAAGCGTTACAACCTGGTGACGAAAGAAGGCGCAGATGGCGCCATTCGCGGAAATATCGCGTTTAGCAATCTGCGCAGCGTGTGGGGGTCGGCCGTTGAGGAAATCGCCGGCAAGCTGGGCGGATCATTGGCGCCGAAAGTGACGCAGCTGGCGGACGAGCTTTCCGCCTGGTTCAAAAATGGCGGCATAGAAATTATCTCCACCACGATCAGGAACAAATGGATCCCGAACCTGGTGGAGTTCGCCAACGGCATCATGACCGTAACAAAGCTGTTTCTGGCCATTGCCCGCCGTTTGTCCTGGCTTTTACCTAACGAGCAGAGCGACAAAAAAGCCATAGTGCGCTCACTCGGGAGCGGTGACATTGCCGGCGCGCGTGATTTTGCGCAGTCGCACGGGCTAGGTTCCTGGCTTGAGTCAATTCTGGCAGACCCGGAGAAGCAAAAGACCCTGCAGGGGATTTACCGCGATACGCAATATTCCGTGACCTCTGAACGCGTATTCAGCCCAGGCGAATATTGGGACAAGGCCGACGATCGAATGTTAGCCGCAATCGGTGAGACGGATAAGGGCGATGATCCATTAGATGGCGCGTTTGCTTTCCTTTCCTCGCTGACCAATCAAGGCGCCGCCGGCGACAAGCCCACGATGACGGACAATCGCCGGCAAGAGGTGAATATGACGGTGATCGCTCAACCTGGCCAGGATGCGCAGGCCGTGGCGGATAGCGCGGTTTCATCACTGAAAAACATGGACGTGTTCAACGGCAATAATGCAATGCATGACCCTGCGGAGGCCTGGTAATGGTGGACATTATCGGCACGATCACCGGCGCCTACTCAGCCAGGCAGCCGGCAGACAGCGCCAGCATAATGATGATGCTCGGCAATTTTGAATTTTCCATCGATACCGCGACCTATAACCAGCTGACGCGTGAGGCCCGTTGGCGCTGGAGTGAGCAGGAGCGGATCGGCCGGCAGGACTTACTGCAGTACACAGGGAAATCGGCGCGGTCCGTCAAAATGGACGGAGAGGCGCATTCACAATTTAGGAACGGCGTGGCCAGTATTGATGCTCTGTATGACCTGGCCGACAAGGCGGAGCCTCAGCAGTTGGTGAGCAGCGCCGGCGATGTATTGGGCTGGTGGGTCATTACCGATTTTACCGACACGACGCCGGCGTTTCTGCCTGGCGGCGCTCCCCGCAAGAAAACCTACTCGATCACGATAAAACACTATGCCGACGAATTATCTAACCCGTGAGGGCGATGTGCTGGATGCCGTCTGTGCGGCTCACTACGGCACGGAGAACCTTTCCCAAACCGTTGTAACGGTTTTGGACGCAAATCGCGAACTGGCGGCCCTGGGGGCCGTTTATCCGGCGGGGATAGTCATCATCTTGCCGGACATTGAGACGCCGACGCCAGAATCGCCGATACAGCTATGGGATTAACCGATGCAACAAAAACAGCCGGCCGAATTTCGGCCAGAATTTCGCATAACTGCAGAGGGGCGAGATATTACCGCGATTCTGCGAGAAAACCTGGTTGATCTCAGCCTGACCGATAACGGTGGCGCCACGGGCAAGGCTGACGAGCTGCAGATCACCCTCCTATCTGAAACCCTAAAACTACCGCCAAAGGGCGCCCGCCTCCGGGTTTCCCTGGGATTCAATGGCCAACTGGTCGACAAGGGCTGGTTTGTTGTATCCGGCCGCGCCAGCAGCGGACCGCCGCGAAAAATCGTGTTGTATGCCACTGCAGCCCCTATGAATGCGCAAAAGCAACCCGGAGACGTACAGAGCCAGAAAAGCCGCAGCTGGGACGCTGTGACACTCGGGGACATTGTGACGACGGTCGCAAAGGATAACGGACTGATCCCGAAGGTTGCCGAGCAGTTGGCCAGCATTGCGATCGAGCATATCGATCAGGTGCGAGAGTCTGACGCCGCGCTTATGACTCGCCTGGCGCGAACGTATAACGCGGTTAGCAAGCCTGCCGGCGGCTATTGGCTATTCCTGGAACAAGGAGAGGCGACGACCGCGAGCGGGCGCCGGCTTACCAATGTGACGATCACCCGGGAGGCCCTGACATCATGGAGTTATTCAGATGGCCAGCGCGGCGCTACCACTGAAAAGCCAGCGAAGACGGCGGACGGCAAAGGCAAAAAGGGCAAGGTGAGCGTTGCATACTACGACGCCGCCGACGGCCGGACTAAAACGCAATCGCTCGAGCATAACGGGCCTGACCAGGCTAATCCGTTCACGCAGCCGAGCAAGGCCCAGGCTGATAGTAGCGCCAAAGCCAAAATGACGAAGGCCAACCGCAACGAGCGGAGAATGACGCTGAGCGGCCCGGGACGGCCTCAGTATGTGCCGTTGACTGCCGAAAGTCGGATAACAACGGTGGGGTTTGGTGAGGAGGAGGATCGCACCTGGTTAATTGAGTCCCTGGCGTTCTCTTTGAACAGCTCCGGCCTGGCGATGGCGTTTAACCTGGTCACTGATATTAAACCGCCGGCAGGCAGTAAGACGGCGAAGAAAGAAAAGAAATCTGATGGCATTGGCTATTTTGATTAACCCTCCAGGCGAAAGAGGTAATAATGGGTAACTTAAAATCCCCTAAGACTGCGCAGCAGTTGAAATTAGCCCCGAATGAGGGGAAATCAGACGAATTATCCTTACCATTATCAAAACTCCCCCGAGTTAAAGACCTAAAACGAGATGCATTAATTCCTGTCGTTAATGACGATGTAACAGAAGTGACAACTGTTGACGATATCGCCAAGTTAGCTAAAGGGGATAAAGGCGATAAAGGTGATAGCGCATATCAAGTTTGGTTATCAGCAGGCAATACCGGGACTGTGCAGGATTACCTTAACTCCCTTAAAGGAAAACCAGGCGCTGACGGTGATGATGGACTATCGGCCTATGAGGTTTGGTTATCGCTGGGTAACAAAGGCTCAGAGGCGGATTATTTAGCGTCGCTGAAGGGTGATAAAGGTGATAAAGGTGATGCCGGCGGATTTGTCGATTTACCAAATACGACCGATTTAGATACGGTTAAAGCTCCTGGCGGTTATACAGTTAATGGTTCGAGTAACTGGCAGGCATTGCATTACCCGTTTGCGGTTGTCTCTGGCAATAAAGTAATGATGAATGTTTCAACGGTGAAAAGTGGAACGTTTGACACGATAATTCAAACTTTCTTTGCGACGAATTTAAGCAATCGCCCAGGCTCTCAAGTTCGAGTGCTAACTAATTCTGGTTGGAGTGGCTGGGTTGGGTTGGCCGATTTTAATTATGTTGACACTAATTTTGTTCGAGTTCCTGTTTTAGAGCAGCTTGATCTAAAAATTAGCGAAACAATAGGCGATAAACCAATCGTATATAGCTATCAAAAACCGACGAACGACGGGAAAGGGCCTAATATCGAGTTTGCGCCGTCTGCAAATCCAGGTGTTGTTATTTCCCTGCCGTGGGGCTATAGGAGTTTTAATCAAGGCTCATTTGGCGGGTTAGTGTTGGCTCTGGATTCCGCCGGCGATATGTATGTAAATATCGACATGCAGCGCCCGGATGATCCGGCTGCGTGGAAGAAGTTTTCATTTGGTGACGGTGGCGATACATCTGGCGTTTTCCTATCACCAAAAGAATCGCTTGGGGCCGTCAGTCTGAATACGATAACAACGCCAGGGGCGTATTATCAGGCTACGCCAGCAAACGCAACTACAGCCAATAACTACCCCGTTAATAACGTAATCGGCGGCCTGTTGGTATATACGTTAGGAACTGGCGAGACGTTGCAAATTTATCGGACTCCAAGTCTTAATGCGCCGTTTGAGTATCAACGCCTTGGCAGCAAAGGGACTTGGAAAGACTGGCAACCAAGTGTGACGACTGCAGATCGCTGGCAGGCACCATTTAGCGAATATTCTGGGAGCCTCAACACACTGATCGTGGCCGGTAGCTACTACACGAATAGTGGCACAACCGCGAACAACTGGCCGACTGCTGGCATGGCGTCGGTGATCGTCCAAACGTCCGGCACTGCGCCAAATACCAACGTAACGCAGACTGTTGTAGCCAATGATGGACGCCCACGCACCCGGTACAGCAACAACGGCGGTGGGGCATGGTCATCATGGCAGGCTGTCGCGTTTTCATCTGAGATTCCCAACGTTGGCAACTGGGCCGCGCCCTCTGCAGGCCTTACGGGCAGCATTAACGGTGTGATTGGTGCTGGCAGTTATTGGGCTGCGGCTACGCAGGTAAAGCCTGCCAATGGCTGGCCGGTGACTAACTTCGACGCGACGTTGCAGGTTTACCGCTCTGGCGCTTTTGTGCAGCAAATTTGTGAATCGAAGTACCGAATGATGAGCCGTTACAGCGAAAACAGCGGCACCAGTTGGACGACATGGGCGACCGTAGCCTTAACGTCAGATCTCCCGGCCAGGATATTCTGGCAAGCGGATAACAGTGACTACGGCCAACGCCCCAATGATATGACGTCGATCGCTGACCAGGGGATATATCAGTATAAAGCTGATTCTTGGGTGTCGATTGCAAACGGATTCCCGGTCGCGGGTGTGGCGTGTACGCTCGAATGTAAGGGCGGCCGGAATGGCAATAACGTACAAATTTGCCATGTGGCCGGCAATACCCAACTATCTTACCAGCGTTATCGAAATGCGGCTGGTACGGGTTGGGCGCCGTGGTATCCGGTGAGTTCGGCATGGCACGCTGCCGACGACCTGCAGCGCGGATCCATCAACGATTTGCGTCAGTTAGCTAATCAGGGCGTCTATCAGTTTTCGCATAGCATCACGCCAATCACTATTGCGAACGGGTTCCCGTTTAATGCTGTAGTTGGTGAGCGTGTAAACGTGATTGTGTTGGTCGGTTTCGCTGGTGGAGATGTAACGCAAATATTGCATAGGACAAGCCAAAACGTAATTTATACCCGAAGTTATGTTAATTCATGGGGGGAGTGGAAGGAATTAGGCGGGGGTGTGAAACTAGACCCAAATGTAAATAACCTGTTGTCAAATAGTAGCGACGGATTGTTATTTGATAGATATAAGGCTCCTAACGTCGGGATTACAGGGACGTATGTTAGCACTAGTGCCGGCCCAGACTTTACGGAGGATAATGCTTTTAGCGAAACAGGTGGGGTGTGGCGCGTTAAAAATACATTAATGCTTAGCCGAGTCCCTGCAAAATATAGCGGGGCGGTGATTGTCGATATTTCGCTGGGTAAAATACCATGTGATAGCTCTGGGATACCCTTGCAATATACCTTGAGCACGACAACAAAAAGCAAACAAGTTAATGGGGTATGGCGCCAACACTCCGTAATGATTTTGGCTGTAGTAGGTAGCCCGGTTAAATTGATGGACGTTGCATCCGGTGCCTTGGAGGACTATAAAGAGGGCATAGCCTGGGATGTGAGCGTTAAATATACATTCGGGGAAATGGCGCCATCGGTATAAATCGTGATTTAGTCATATAGTTGGCCGGCAGGCATTGTGTTATGCTGCCGGCCTTACACAGCATGGAGGTTGTTATGGCTATCCGGTTTAGAAAAAGAATTAGAATCGTGCCAGGTGTTTATATAAACATTGGGAAGAAAGGCATTAGCACGTCAATAGGTGCGCGCGGCGCCTCTGTTAACATCGGGAAAAGAGGTGTTAATGGAACGGTCGGCATACCTGGATCGGGGCTGTCTTATACAACGAAACTTTCTGGCGGGAAGGCTCAGGAAGAGAAAGAGCGGAAGGATTATCCGCTTTGGTTTCGCCTGGCGGTTGCTGGCGTTGTATTTTTCATTGTGTATATATTGACGAAGTGATTGAAACTAAAAGAGGCGGTTAACTCCGCCTCTTTTAGTGTTCCCTGGTGCTGGTGGTTTTAATTTTTAACGACTCCAATAAACACTGCTCGGATTATATTTCCGATTCTTGTCACCGTTCGCTTTAAAAGCGATGCCGGCTTGCACTTGTCACAGTAGCCAGGTTCCCCGTTAGGCCAGTCAGCCTCATCATCGATCCAAAGTCCGCACGTTCTGCAGAAAGTCATGTTGTAGGACGACATGCCACACGCTCCTTATGATAAACCCATTAAGAGTGTGTTTATCGGCAGCTGTTGGCAAATGGTTATAGCCGATCGATAACTTCTGATTGATCGGCGCGGACGATCATAAAATCGCCCTTTGGAGGTCGAAAAGATCGGTTATTTTTGCCGCTTTTGCGTTTTAGTTTGACGTACAGGGGGTTACGAGTAGAATCAGATCGCAGCAAAAGGATCCTTTAGGGATCCAGATCGGATAACGAACAATAAGCGCTCGACCGGCTCGAGATCTAATGCGAAGCTGGGAAAGGTGTGCTAGAGTCTGTTCGTGACCCCGAAATGTGGTTTTGAGTCACAAAATGAATTAACGGCCTCTCGGTGATGTTTCCGGGAGATACAAAAGCAAAACCCCCGCAGCTGGTAACTGCGGGGGTTCTGCCGGAATCCACAAGAAATAATCTATCGGACGCCTCGACAACTCCGATAATAGACGTGGATTCAGGCAAAAGCAAGCGCAATGCGCCGAGAATCCGCGTACATGTTTACAAACTATGTCCATAATCCCGCCCCGGCGTTTGTAGCGCCTGAGCACCACAAAGCGAGGCCCAGTTTCATCAGGAAACTGTGTAATTTCGCGTCTAAACGCAAGGTTTGGAAGTGGGAAGGGTTCTATGGGCTGCAGCCGATAAATCCCCAAACTCTGAAGCCTATCCGGCGCCAACGGCATTTTAATTTGCACCGTGGCCGAGCTATCCAGGCTGTCACCGAAGCGATCGCGCACCACTTGAACACTGTCACCGGCATAGCTCAGGTGAGCGTTGAAATGCTGGCGCACCAGTGCGGGCTTGCGACCAAATCGGCGGCCGGCAATGAGTCGATCACGCGGGCCAGTCGTGCAGTGCTGACGCTCGAGGAGTACGGGATTCTCAAGTGCGAAAAGGTGTGGGATAGAACGGCCGGCACCTGGATCCCGAAACTGATCGAGATTACGCCGGCATTCATTCGCATGTGCGGCCTGAGTGATGAAGAGTATGAGGCCGCCCAGCGGCAGCAATTGGGCTTCCAAAAGCGCGGCCTTTCTCTGGCAGACGCTGAGCAGCTCACGATCACCGAAGCACGCCGGCGCGCACGGGAAAACCATCGGCGTATAGCGTTCGAACGCCGGCAGAAACAGAACAAGGATCACGCCGCCCGGCGTTTGGCCAAGAAGCTGGCCACAAAGAGCCTGGACGAGCAACGCCATGAAATAACAAAAGGCCTGGTTAAACGCCTGGGCCGCGATGAACTGATCAGCCTCGGCCCTGAAGGGGTTAAAGAGCTGGTGGATCGCGAGCTGGGCCGACTCAGGCGGATTGCGGATAGCCCGCCAATATAATCCCATCCTGAAACCTTTCCCCTGAATAGCGTGGCGTACAGCCGCGCTAGCGGCGATCCAGCCCTGGGCGTCATTGTTCAATAAACACCCGTCTAAAAGTAGCCAACTTGGCCACGATCTCCCTGCCGTCGCCGGCATTCGTTGATCGTGTCAACTTATCCACATCTAGATGCATGCGGAAATCATAATTAAATGCTTTCTAAGCGTTTAGATGCAAAATTACAAAGACCTTTTCTTTTTATCTTTACTTAAATAATTAAACTTATACGTCCCACGTTGTGGGGATAACGTCCGCCCTTGCAGCGAGCTAACGCTCGCGCCGGTTCGGATATCGGCGCAAGCGCCTCTAAGGTAGCTCCCAGGCGCAAGCGCCCGGGCAAGTCGCTGAATATTCCTTTTGTCTCCGACCGGAAACCAATTACGCGCGGTAATGCCGTGCCAAAAAGGGCGCCTAGCAGGAAGAGGGGGCAAATTCGGCCTCTGTGGCCAGCTGTAAGCATCAAGCGAAAAATCGCAGGTGTTCACCTGGCTATCTACACCGTGGCCTGTATGAACGTTCTATGCAGTAGAAAGGCGGACCTAAGAGATAGTTAAGACTTGCGCATTAGGACAAAAAGTCCTAATGTTCACGCATCGAGAATAAATAAGCAGGATCACAGATGACCGATTCAAAGATAAAAGCAGCTCAACAAGATGCGATAGATAAAGGGCTAAACCCTAAAACTCTCCTCCCGTATACAGCAGGCTGGGAACGGCCGACGGGCGACGATATGCGCGTGATCATGACACTGGCCGGCTTTACTGGCTCAGCTGCAGGGAATTACGCCGGCGTTGAAGGCCGAACGATCAGGAAGTGGATTGCGGGCGCGCCTGGTCCAACTTATGCCGGGTGGTGTCTGCTGGTTTATGCCGCTGGCCTGGGCATGATACCGCCAAAGCACAAATGATAGGTTTGCTATATACAAATCGGAGGTTTGTTTAGTGGGCAGCATAACATTGAAGCGCAAGGGCCGAGCCGATTTTATGGATATGTTTTCCGCCGGCGCCTTTTCGAAAGTTGTGGCCACGAAGAACGAGCGCGGCCGCTGGCAGCTATTCGGCTTATCGACTTCGGGCGATATGGCTGTGTTTGTTGAGAAGGCGCGCGGCGATGTGCGGGAATGGTCCGGCCTGGACTACCTGGCGGAATTCTGCGGGAAAATGGGGATCGAGCGCTGGGAGGTTCACGCGCGCCGAATCAATAATTAAATAATTAAAGAAATATTTAAAAAGGTTTTGCGGGGTTTTTTTTGGCCACTATCACTTATACTGTATAAAAACACAGTAATGGTGATGTTATGGGCTTCATGTCGATCGGGGGCGCGGGCTACCTGGTGCAAAAAATCGGGGAGGAACTGCCGCGCGTTCCGTTCCTCTATTCTGGCCAATCATTTGTTATCCGCCCCGAGGCGGCCGGCTATGTCGTTTATCATTGGTCTGCGCGTTCCTGGGAGCGATATGATGAAACGGTGCATCGTGACCAGCACGCGGCGTTTAATCACGTCTACGAGGCTGAGAGCGCGCGCTGGGCTGAAATGGAAAGAGCGCTCAGAGATAAGTGATAAAAACGGCCGTTATGCCGGCATTTCCTCATCAAATCCAAATCGTCGTTTTTTTAACAAGTCAGCAACATAATTAAGGGCCGATATCAGGCCCGAAAACCCCTTCTTTTACCGTGTACGCGCGGTTTTCGTGACGAGTGGCGATCCGCCAGGGCGCTTAACAACCATTATGTTAAATAGTCTCCTTTTGCCCCAAATTAGTGCAGAATGGCCGGGCCGCCGCTGAGCGGTACGCCATACCCACCAATAACCACTAAAAATATTGACAATGGTAGGTATTGGTGGGTATACTGCCCCCGAGTTGAAAAAAGAAGGAGGTTTTATTGAGTAGCAAGGAATTAATGAAATTGTTGGTTAGTAAAGGTTGGGTGCTAGACCGCGTAAAAGGAAGCCACCACACATTTGTGAAGGAAGGCAGAGATGACATTATTACGGTCCCCCATCCTGAGAAGGACTTAGCGAAAGGAACGCTACAGAAAATTCTCAAGCAGTTAAAGTAGTAGAGAAGTAAAAGGGGCGCGCCCTAACGGGCGCGTCACTTAAAGAGAAACTAATTAAAGGTGAA